CTAGACTTTGCCGATGACGACGAACACGATCCGTCGTATCGCCTCGGCGAAGCTAACGCCGAGCGCCATCGCCGCAATCCCGGTTACGCCGAGCGCACCGATCCCCATCAGCTTCCAGCGCTTCACGTCATCGGTGACGGGTTTCATTTCGGCCACATCCTCGCCGATCGACGTCACCGACGCCTCGACATCACCGACGCGGTCAACCAGCTGATCCATGCGGGTATGCACGCCTGCCCGGCTCGCAGCCGCCTTATCTTCCGATCTGATCGCCCCCTCTTCCAATCGCTTGATTGAGTCCTGCAAGCCCCGCATGCCCGCCACCAGCTCGCCGAGCTGCCTATGCACTGATGCATCAATATCCGCAGGTGCCATTTATCGCCCTTCCCCATGCCGCACACATTCCGAATTCGTCCAAACGCCGCCGGCGCATAGGCCGACGACAGTCCGGTCTATCTTCCGCTGATCTGCCGGCGTCGCCCCTCGCGCGCCGACCAGGTCAGTTCCAACGACCTGCCGCAGACCGTCGACACTTGCTGGCGGCAAAGTCCCACACGCCGCCCCTATCGAGGCATAGGTCATAGTCAGAGCGAGCATCGCCCGCGGAATGTGCCGCCGCATTGTTTTGCCTTTCGATTGCACTGGTGACCGAGCGGGCGCCGTCCGCGCGCAGCTCGAGGACGGTCCAGGTGATGGCGGCGAGCACAAGCACGCCGCCGAGGATCTTCGGCCAGGCGATCATGCCGGATCGAGCCGATTGCGCAGGAAGAAGAACGCGCCGATCGCAAAGGCAACGACGAGGATCCCCGCCAGCGCCCACTGCAGCGGACCATTGCCGGTGAAGGCAAAGGCTATCGTCGAGAGGATGCCGGCGGCCCAGCTGACGTTTTCCTTTGTCACGACATCGGGCGCCTTCGGCACGGCCGGTGTGGTGTTGCTGGAAACGAACTCACCCTTGGCCCAAAGGCCAGCTTCGGCTGCTCGCCGATTGACCAACCCCTTCACTCGCTTGCCGCCAGCGTTGACCCATTTCATCAGCTCAAGCGGCACAGCGTCATAGTCACCGGCGTTCAGCTTTTTCAGCAGCGTCGATTTTCCGAGCTTGCCCGTGTTGAAGTCGAAGGAGACCAGAACCGCGAACTGATTTTCGGTTAGCGGCACCTTGGCCAGGCGCGAGACGCGATCCTCGAAGATGGCGAGGTCGGCGCGCAGGATCTCTTCGGCCTTGGCCTCAGTGATCATCATTGTTGGCGTCACCGTCGGAGCGCCGGCAGCGCTGGTATGGCCGTAGCCAATGGTCCAGATGCCGCCTACATCCCTATAGGCCTTCGTCTTCAGGCCTTCCCACTGCTTGACGAGCGCAAGGCCCGCCGCGTTGATGCGTCGGTTGTTCATTTGCTTTTCCTTGTTTGTGAGGAGATGGCCGCGCACACTCAGACGAGCTATGAACGGCGCCGCATTGAATGGCGGATTTCAGTTGGCGCACACGCGCCGAGTACGATCGGAACTTTTTTATGGACCACGAAGAGGCAGACGAGCACGACGAAGAAGCCATGCTCAAAGGGCATCTGAGATCAGGGCTCGCCATGCGTCGGGTCGGAAGAGCGCGGCTGCGGCTCGCCCTCCCAGCCTATCGTGAAGAGTTGCTATCGATTCACACCGTGGCATTCCTCAGTCTCTGCGAGTTCTATGCAGCGTCGGTTTTGATGGTCGACGATCTGCGCAAGGAAGATCCTGTTCGAGCCGAGCTGCTCGCCGAGTACGAGACCATGTGCCGCGACATGGAAGCAGATTCGGTAGCGATGATGAATAGCGAAAGGAACGCAAGGTGGCGGTAGGTCACCGCGTTGACGCGTCGTTCATTCATGTTTGCAAACTTTTTGCTAAATTAGGGTTTGAAGCGCCAGACTTGCTTTGCGGCGATCATGTCGCGACGACTGGGGCAAGGGTGGAAGATGGATTACGAAAGGATCGGTCGGGCTCGATTGATGGTCCGACTGCCAAATCATCGGCGGCAATTGGCCCATCTTAAACTTGCCCTTTTGCGCGAGCTCCTGGAAAATTACGGTCTCGCAGTGGTGAAACGTGACGAGTTGCGCGCGCGGAGGGTCCGGCGAGATCTCATCGCCCAGTACGATGAGCTGTGCCAAGGTATGGAAGACGACGCCATCCAGCTCATCGATTGCGTCGGTCCGCGACTGGTTCAATGAGGTGCTGATGCGCAGATCGATGAGATATGATTGGGATGGCGCGCGCCGCCGCCGGATGAAGGTGGCGAGATTTGGAACCGCCGTCGCCTTGGCGGGTCTACTGGTCGCGGTCGCGACGCAAGTCCTTGACAACGCGATTTGATATAAAGAAGGCCCCAGAATCCTACGAGGATGATCTGGAACCTTCCGTCTGAGCGTTCGAACTCACAGACGCGCGATCTATGCCCGACATGGCCAGGATTTCAAGTGTTCCGCACCCTGGAGCTACGCCTCATCCCCAACCGTGAGTTCGACGGCGACGGAAAGAGTTTCTCGAGCCATGTGGTTCAGCTTGTTGACGCGGATGGGGGTGTGGTAAGGCGCTGACGCTCATAGCCACAAGGTTAAGCGAATAATGGCGAACCCAGCCCCAGACAGATCAATTAAGGCCGCACTCATCCAGAAGAAGTGCGTGATGATGTCGATTATTCTTCGCGACATGCGCACGCGGTTCTTCAATCACGGATTGGGGTTTCTCGTGGTTCCCCTTTGGCCGCTCGTTCATATGCTGGCACTGCTGGTTATCTCAAACGTTTTGGGCCGCAGGGTTCCCTATGGCGATAGCCTCAACGTCTTCTTCGCTACCGGGCTGGTGCCTACCCTCGCGTTTATGTACGTTTCGCGCTTTATGACGCTGTCGATCGTGCTCAACCGGCCGATGATGGCATTCCCAATCGTCAGGCCCATAGACATACTGCAAGGGCGTGCTGCCCTGGAAATCGTGGCAGCCTTCTTCACGCTGGTATTCATCGTTTCCCTCATGCTGGCAATCGGAGAAAACCCCACACCAATCGATTTGGAATCGGCGGTCGAGGCCTATGTTTCTGTGCTCTTTTTGGCCTTCAGCGTCGGAACGCTCGCGGGAACCATCACGGCGCTGTTTCAGCCTTTTGTGACCGTCTATGCCCTGCTCATGATCCTCGTATACGCGTCATCTGGGACGATGTTCGTGCCGGCAAACCTGCCGGAGCAAGTCCGAGTCGCTCTCAGCTACAGCCCCATTCTTGAGTGCGTCGAGTGGATGCGCTCGGCATATTATCCAACGTACGATACCAGCATGCTCAGCAAGGAATACATTTGGGGCTTCTCCCTCACTTCCCTGATGCTCGGACTTGGTCTGGAGAGGGCGTTCAGGAGGAAAATACTGGGCACCTGAACAGCCAATTGAAACACAGCCTCCAGTCTGAGCGGTCGAAGGCACAGTGGTGTCATGGTCTTTCGCGAAAGCAAGAAATTTTCCTATGAAACTTTCCGTCCAGCAACGCGAACGTGCACGTACGAAGGAAACTCCCTATTCCAACTTTCGAGCATGCCGTAGGGGACAACATGCTCGGGTGGTACAATCAGGCACTGTTCCGCATAGTCCGCCGCGTCGACCGTCAGCCCCGCGTCCTGGAAAATTAGGCGAAGAGCTTCCTTGCTAAAGCGGAAAAAGTCACTGGGATGGCCGTGTATCGGGAAGCACTGATGCGTCGAAACAAGGAACGTTCCGCCTGGTGCCAGAACTCTTTCGACTTCCCGCGCTGCAATCCACGGCCTTTCGAGATGCTCGAAGACAGAGTTCGCAATGAAGCAATCAAACTTTCCGGTCCACTCTTCTGGCAGAGCGTGCAGGTCGCCGATCATGTCGACATCAACGCCTGACCGAATGTCGAGCTTTATGTAGTCCTTTGAGGCCACCCAAGGAAATCTGTCCTGCTTGTGGGTCTTCCTATCGGGCACTGTACGCCTCGTGCCGACTTCCAGGACGCTTTTAGGTTGGCTGCTCTTCACTGTTTCCCAGAAGACCGCATAAGCGTTATTTAGATCAGGGTGATAACTATCGGGGGCAAGCATGGAGCGCGGGGGCTCGACTGGTTTGCGCGACTGACGTTTAAATATCCTTAGCATGTTCATTCACTCCCCCAGCGACAACGTCCGCGCTCACGAGATACAGGATCAACTTTTATGTGAAATCGCCGGGTACAACACCACGCTCGCGCGTACAACGCAATTCTCACGAATGCCACGCGGTTGGCCGTTGAGATTGTGGAAGGACCAACTTCGCAACGCTCCTGAGCGCGGAGCCGCCTTGTCCCCTGTTTCGCGTCGCGGTACCTTCCTTCCAGTCACCGTAGTGTCAGGTGGCGCCGAGGCTCGGGGGCGATATCGTTGCAACGACGTTCCCGAGCCTCATCAACGATGTCGTCTTGGAATATGAAAAACGCCTCTCAGGCTGCTCGGCATATTTCGTCCGCCGCACTTGCGAGCTGCGGCAAATCGCGGATCGCGGACGCGAGCCGCCTCCGCTCTGTCATTTGGATGGCCGCGGCTCGATCCGAAAGCGCTTGCTTCGCCTCCTCGACTCTCCCTAAGGCCAATAGGGTCCGCAGCATCGGCTTTATTGAGTCAAAAAGCTCATCAGCGGACCTGAAATAGGCTTCAGCATCCTGCAGGCTGTCATCAGCTCTCCCTAAACGCAGCTTGACCAGCGCACGAAGATGCAAGAACTGGCGGCTTCCGTTGAATACAGCCTCGGCAGTTTCGAGAATTTCGTCGATCCTCTCCACGGTCGCCCCTGCCTTCCGTTCGCAGTCGACCCGGTCAAACCATGTCATAACGGAGCCAGGACAACGACGCTGCAACACGTCACTGGCTTCGAACGCCCCTACGAAGTCACCTGAAATTGTACGCGCTCTCATCATGGCCTGCCAGAAGATCGTCTCGTGGCCAAACCGTTGTTTGAGCTTGTCTTCATTGTTGAGGACAAATTCAAACTCATTGCTTTTCATCGACAATATGAGCTTTCGGTAGTCATCGTATCCTTCCCACTGAAACCCAAGCGTCGAAAGAACGCGGTCATCTAGTGGGTGATGTGTGACGAAATTAATGCCTTCTGTACGCTCAATTTCGCCCGCAGCTTCGGAGACTGTCTCAGTTGCACTATCACCCAACTGGCGAGCAAGGTCCTTCACCAGCAGTGCAGTAATCAAAGCCCCTGCGTGCAAGGTCATATGAAACATAGGTGCATGAACTTGCCTTTCGCGGACAAGCCCTGCGAAATCGACCTGCGAGCCGGCGCGCACCTGGCACCGCTCAATAATCTTCAAATCCAAGTCATACAGACGCTTCAGTTGCTCTGGGCCGTCGACTTTGATGCCGGTATCTTCAGGCTTGTAGGCAAGGCACTGCAGATGCGGGAAGCGAACAATCCCGTCCAATTGACTGCTGAACGAATGAAGTTTCTCGGCCGCCATCGGGGATGACTGCGAAGCCTGGACAACCGATTTTCCGGATTTCTTCGCCTGCTCAACGAATGCGTGGGCGTGATCATCTTCAACGTATTTGGTGAGCACGCCTCGGAACGAGGGAATGAATCCACGGTCACGGCCGATCGTATAGCAGTCAGCGACACCAGTCGCATCGAACACTGCTGAAAGGTGGTGAGACTGGCAATTACCGTCGAACAGAATAATCAGGTCGTCTTTAGACATGCTAATTTTCTTGTTTTTCCAGAAACGAGATCAGCTCTCCGATATTCTGCAGACCAAAGGTCTCGCTGATATCGAAGGAACGGCCAAGATTGGCTTCTATGGTGAACATCAGATTCACGTGCGCGAACGAATCCCATCCCGCGACATCTGAGGCAGATAGTTCGTTGGAGACTTCTCCACTGAAGAGCGGGAAGTTCTCGCGCATAGCACTTACGACGACGTCACGTTCCATGGACATTTACACTCCACTCCATCTCAATAGCGTTCCCGCACGATATCGGGCAGCATTCTCGGACCTGGAGATTTTGCCGCTCGTGGTCTTCACGAGGGTGTTTTCTTCCAAAACAACGATATCTGAGGGCGAGATACCGAACTCGCTTGAGACGATATCGTTGATAGCCCGGGTCACCTCCAGCGGGGATGCGTTGGCGGTTTCTGCAGCCACGACGAGGCTCTGGGAACCATTGCGGTCATCTTCGACGCCAAACGTGACACAGCGACCGGGTTTAACTTTGCCGGTGAGAGTGACCGCCGCCTCTACGTCGTGGGCATAGATGTTTTTGCCGCGCACGATGATGAGATCGTCCATCCTTCCGGCTATGTACAGCTCACCGTCATGAATGAACCCCAGGTCTCCGGTCTTGTACCAACCATCAACAAACTTCTGGGACGAGAGCTGCTCGTTCCGATAGTAGCCAAGGCAAAGTGATGGTCCGGAAATCTCGATCTCCCCGACACCACCGTCGTTGCTATTGACGCGAATGAGAACTCCTTCGATGGCGGTTCCGGTCGACACCATTTTTCGCGTACGTTTCGGATTGCCGCCGATCACTACCGCGCCAGTGGACTCCATGGCATCGGCATCAACCTCAATAGCTTTCACGACTTGCCGACCTACCGGCGTCTGTGTCACGGCAAAAACGTATTCGGCCATGGCATAACAAACGCGGATCGCGGAGGGAGACAGCCCTTGCGACACAAAGCGGTCGGAGAAAGCAACCATATCGCCGAGTTTGCAGGGCTCCGAGCAGTTGACGATCGCGTGGACATTGTCCAAGCGCAGCGATGGGTCCTGCCTAACTCTCATCGCCAGATATTTGAACGCGAAATTAGGTAGCCAGGCCACAGGCGCGCGCGATTTCGACAGCCACTCAATGAACAGGCCCGGGTTTGCCAGCCAAGTAAAGGTCTCGATCGAGACGATGGGCATTCCAAGGTAGATCGGAAGCAGTGTGGCGGCGATGAGGCCCATATCATGGTAGATCGGAAGCCACGTGACGACTGTGTTGCTGGAAGCGTCGATCGGTATCGAAGTAGCGTATGATTCAACCTGAGCGATGAGCTGCTCATAGCTCACCATGACGCCCTTCTTCAGACCGGTCGTACCAGACGAGTGCTGCAGAAATGCGATGTCGGTTTCATCGGCGGACACCGCTAGCTCTGCAACCCCGTTCGCCGCGAAGATTGTTGCCAAAGCCGCAACTTGGGCGTCCAGTTGTGACACAGCACCCAAATTTGCTTCGTCACACACGACGAGTTTCGGCTCGATCCGGCGGCACAGTGCATTATGCGCGCTTTGCCAGATTTCAAGATCCTGACGCGGTGTTGGAGGAGGCATAAAGCTCGGAATTGCCCCAACTGCCTGGCACGCTAGAAAACATGCCAGAGCATCGGCTCCATGCACCGAAAAAACCAAGACGACATCGCCTCGAGAAACTTCCAGCGCGACCAGTCCGGCAACGGCCTGCTTAACTCGCGCTGCAAACTCGCTGAAAGATACGTCTTTTGTCTCTTTCCCTTGAATGCTTTTGAGAAAGATGCTGTCCGGTTCAGTCCTCACCCTCGTGAGAAATGCATTGAGGTATCGATTTAAGGACAATCCCAAGTCTCCGCAACTGAAGCTTGTTCGACATAGCGTTGCATCGGCCTTGAGGCAATGCCGATCAGACCCTGGATTGCAAAATCTCTCCCATCTGAACCTAAGTGATGATTCACTCCCGTGCGTACGTCACAAGAATATTGACCCCAGAGAATGCGCCGCTCGACGTAATGCGGACTTCGCCGCTTATGGAGTCTATCGTCACCCTGGCGATAACACCCGTGCCGCCGCTATCAGCTATGAAGCCGAGTGTTACCGCAGGCCGCAGTGAAGGTGGAAGCGTATAGACAAGCGTGTTGCTCAATGTCTGCGAACTGAACGACATGCTCATCTGCAGGGTGATACTGCCGGCGTCGTCGCTGGCAAATGCACTGGTTCCGGCAAGAGTGAAGCCGGCAACAGACGCGCCGCCCCACAGCGTCTTCCGGACGGTTTTTTTCGTGGTTTCCGGGCACAGTGCCGCCGCAACTCCGCATGCCATATTGTAGGCATCGAGGACGTAACCACCATCGGTCTGGTGGATATTGTCTCGAAGACGCTGATCGAATGCTAATGGATTGCTCCCCTTGTAGGTGCCAAGGATATGGCCCTTCCCTGCGAGGGTCTCCGCGAGCATTTCACCTTGCAGACCGACAGAGGTCTCGATCTGCACTCGGTAAATGGCTCCGTTTTCATAAAAGTTCGTTGCACTGCCGGTTCCTCCACCAAGAGCTTGGGAATAGAACATAGACGGCATGGCGACGACCACCCTGATGCCTGCTGCCTGCAGGTAATCGACTATCCCGTCCACATTCGCGCGGGTAAACGTGATGTGGTTCTGGTTCGATTGGATGTCGTTGGCACCCACCATGAGGCAGGCGACGTTGTATTCCGTTAGGTCAAGATTCGCATAGCCTGCGGTGGTCCAGAACGAAGTATCGGTACCGTTCAGGTCATCCAACACCTGCTTGCTGTTCCAGCCGCCCACTGCACGATTCGTAAGCTTCGGCACGGAAAGACCGGAAGATCCCTCCAGTAGCCTGCGCATGATGATCGGCCAACCGCCATAAATGTCCGCAGCGGTGCTATCGCCCAGCACCAAAATGCGGGCTTCGCCTGCTCCAGATAGCCGCTTCGCCTTTTTCAGCGTCCATCCGGTCAATGTTACGTTGGTCGCTGCGTTGCCCTGAACGCCGAAACCGAACTCCGTGATTGGTGAAGCAGTCTCAAATACCTTTACGCGCACGCCATTGACGAGCACAGCAAAGGCATTTGGGTTGATAACCTGGATAGACCAGAGCGCATTCTGCGGCTGCTGGCTGAGGTGCGTAGAGCCGCCGGGAATAAGGAACGATCCGCTAGAGAGCGCGACACTGTTGGGCTTCATCCGCCAGTTAAGAGCATTCCCACTTAGGGAGCCATAGATCAGGTAGTATCTATCCTGGCAGCGAACGCAGGCAACGCGCATGAACGCTCCTGTTTTTGCGCTGAACTCAACCTGCATTTCTTCAGCCCAAAGGGCCTTGCGCAACGAGACGTTCCAGTTCGTGGATGCAGTAAGGTTCCAGGTGACAGACTGGGCACTGGCTCCACTTGCCGCCTGGGTGGTGAACGTATCGGCTCCGTCTACCAACGTGTAGAAGGAAAGGTCGGAGCCACTAGGATTAAGTTGAGATACCACAGGGCGGTGAAGGTCACCCTCGGAGATAAACCCTTCCTTCTGACCAAGCGTCCGAATGTACTCCGGGTTCAACCAGATATCGTAGCCATTGTTGTCGAGGGCCTGAATCTTTGTGCGTCGGGTGACCTTAGGATGGTTAGCCGATGAGAGCATTTCTCCTGGCGAATGAGGCCTGGGCAGCACTCCCTTGAGCGAGACGCCTTCATCGACGTCGATATACTGTCCGTTGAGGTCAGGAATAGCCGACATCGCATATATGCCCGTCGACGTTTTGCGCGGGTAGCGCATGCGAGAATCCGACGTCACAAAATCACGCAAGGCGATAGCCGGATTAACGTTGTCACCCGAATTGGTGTCTGCGCCACCAAACATGACGATGGTCGGTGCGTCAGTTGCTAGCTGCCACCTACGCGTCCCGCCATTCGACTGACGCTGCCACGCCTCGAGCGTTCCGGAGTTCGAAACCTCGATCGCAAGCGGCCATGCGCCACCATCGCCCATCGTGGCATACCCGTTGAAACGAATAGCCGTCATCCCGGCAGGGATAGTCAGCGCCGACAAGCCTTGGACTGTGCCGACGATCGGCACTTCCTTTTCTTGGGCGATGTCATTGACGATAGCCGCCGCCTGGTCGCGATAGTCTTCCGCTTGATCACGCGCCCCTTCCGCCCCCGTCTTGGCTGCCTCGGCACCAAGTTCCGCAGCTGCGGCATTGGCAGCTGCTACCCTCGCCACATCTGACGGCAGATCAGATTGCTTCACCCACGAGCCGCCGCTCTTTTTATAAACGCCACGTAGCGCCTCGACAGGATCGGTAATGACAAGGCCGACATCGCCCTCTTCATAAGCACCGGCGACAGCATCGAGCTCCAGTTTTGTCGCCTTCACGACCGCCGCGTTGGTGGAAAGAACGAGCGCGGAGACGGCATTCTCCAGCTCAACGCCCCAGCGCTGCGCGTCGATATTGTCGACCGACCGGACGTCTCCACCCGCAGTTTCAGGCGCAAAGACGTCCACTGCTGTCTTCGATAGAACAGACATCAAAATCTCCAGATGATGAGCTTACGGATCAGGGCGACGAGACGCCGACTGAATATGTGCGCGGAGTACCGTCGACGCCGCCGCTGGTCTTGGTGACCAACCGCCATTCCACGGTGTGGGTGGCCGTGCTTAGGTTGGTGTAGCTGTCATTGAACGTCCGGTCCTGATAGGGCCGCACATCCTGCTCCGCGCGCGTCGACCAGGCGCCGAAGCCAGAGCCCGTATTGATGCGGCGATCGAGCCTTATCGAGGCGCAGCGCAGTTCGCTGGCCTCGACGGTAACGTTGAGCAGGACGACGCCAACACCACCGCTGCTGGTGCCGCCGGAGACGACGGTCGGCTGCCCGCAAGGTGTGTCGTCGACTACACCGAGTTGATTGAAGGTTGGCGAAAAATAACTCGCGTCGTCGCCATTGAAGATGCGCACGCGCGCATCAACGTCCTGACCGAGGAAATCTGCCGTGATGTGCGCGAAGTTCGATTGCTCCGCCATCGGTAGCCACGCCCCCGGCAGACCACCGCTGTAGGCCCGACAAGTCGCCTCGACCGTGCTGTAGGTAACGGCAGGAAGTGTGTAGGCAACACGGAATTCTTTGGTGCCGGCTACCGGATAGGTAATCTGAACAGCCGCAGTCGGCGCATCTGGCGTCGGCAGCGAGCTTTCGTATTGCATATCCGGGATCGGCTCAGGTGCCACAGCCTCATCCGTCGCCGGGTTCCACGCAGGGAGGTTCGGCCACACGGCAAAGGGCACCTCGACAGAACCCCGCCCGTCATCTACGCGTGGCGGGGAAAAACGCACCTTCTCCACATCACCGAGATCCGGCAACTCCACCTCGCCGTAGCAAAGACCCCAGGCAGCGAGCCCGGCCATATTCGTTACCGCAACGCCTGTGTCACCACGTGCCAGCAGGAAGCGCCGACGGGCGATCCTCTGCGCCTGACTTGCGGACGGACAAAAGGGCAGCGCAACATCGAAGTATTTCGGGCCATAGCGCGTCACCTCGTCACCAATCCGCGCCCATGCGATGCCGGTCATGTCGATGTCGGCCATCTCATAATTGCGCTCTGGCGCGTAGTAGCTGACGCGGCAAATGTTCGGTCGCTCCACCGCCTCGGGACCGGATGCCCAATCGAGGTCGACGATGTCGCGCGGTCCAAGCCTCAGTTCCGACGAAGGATTGTCGTCGATCAGCTCAAACCAGATTTTGCCAGCCGCAGTCATGCGGATCTCGGCGCCGATAGAGTCGAGCATATCCTGCATGGTCTCGCGCCGCGCGCCTTCCCATGCCCACATACCGCCGATACGCGCCCGCTTTTCCGTTCCGGTTTTCGTCGCGACATTCACGTCAGCTTTCACCGCTTGCGTCACGATCAACGGCCAGTCGAAGCGGTCCGACGTGAAAGCCGGATCACGCCGGAGCACATGGGCGGCGCCGAGAATACCATTCTCACTCCATTTCCATGTTGCGGTGTTGTCCTGATCCTGGTCTTCGTCGCGCGGATCGTAGATCAACGACGCCCGGATCAGCTGCTCTGTGTCCGGCACACCGCCCTGGTAGAGCGAAAGGTACTTAGGTTCCGCGAGCCCCGGGTTCTTATAGGTCAGCAGAGACTGCGCGATCCCACGCACCTGGTGGGCCGAAGTCCAGAGTGAAGAAAAAGCCGTGACGAGTTCAGGCCAAGCAGTTTCTGTACCGTTCCCCTTTTTGTCCTGCCACACCAACCAGGAACCGCCGGGCGCAGCCCATGGCGGTGTCGTGACCGTGCCATCGGCATCGATCGTCACCTCGCGACCACCGACGAAGTAGGCCTCAACAGCATCAATCGGCCCCTGCAGACGGCAAACGAGGCGCCATCGCGTAGAGCCATCCGTGTTGCCGAAAGCCTTGAGACCACCGACACGAACACGACCGAGCCCCTCGATCACGGAGCTTTCGCCCGTTTCGAAGGTGTTCTTCGCGTCGGCCGCCTTCACCGTGCCTGTTGGTCTTTGGCCGCCGACCAGCGACAGACCGATCACGGCACCCCCGACAATGACGTTGGCGGCGATCGTCGCAATCGCGCCTGCCGCAGTTGCTGCAACCGCCGTGCTCGAAAGCAGGAATCCATGAATAGCTGTCGCGATCAGCGACACGGGGTCCGCATGGGCGTCGGCGGCCATCGCGACGTACGATGCGCCGCTGGCAAACAGCAATCTCACGGATTTCATAGAATGGCCCAGGCTTTCACGATCTGCCGAGGCGTCAGATAGATGACGCCCATCTCTGCCCGCCAGGCGAAGTATCCGCCGGCGATAAATATGCCGCCCACCTGCCCGAAGCGGGCGGTTTCAATAATGCCGACGTCGCCGAGCTGGGGCGCGCCACATTCTCGGAGACCGAACACGAACAGCGCTTCGGACCACAACTGTTCCAGTGAGCCCGCCTGCGCAATCAGGTCGTGGGCCTCTTCCTTGGTGGCCCAGCATGGCAATGGCACGTCCTTACCGCGCACGCGCGCCACCCAGGAAGCAGCCCAGCGGGAGCAATCCGACGCACCCCAGACGCAAGGTTCGTTTTGCGCTTCCTCTAGGAAGCGCCGCAGCTCTTCTGCGATATCAGGCACGGATGATCTCCTGAACCTTCACACCAACGAAATCGAGCCCCTTGTCGCCGGGATACCGTGCCCGCTGGTCGGCGGGATTCCACTTGCCGCCAAAGGGGAAGTTCTGCGAATGCCAGAGGCTCTCGATCGTGAACGAAACAGTGCGCGCGCCGATGCCACTCCAACGAATCTTCGGAGAGGAGAGATAGCCGGGAAACATCTTTTTCAGGCCCGAGGACCAGACCTCTTGCGTCTCCTGGTCGAAGGCACACCAATAGATATCGGCCTGCCTGCCTTCCATCTCGCGACCCTGATCTTTCACGGATCGCAAGAACTCGATGTTCACGCCGGAGAGCACGATGTCGACTTTCGCCGCCTGCCCGAAGCGGGGGTCTTCGACAGCATCAATAGAGACCAGCTGCCCGCCTCCGGGATCGGAAACACCGCGCCACACGAACCCGCCCACCGTCTTACGGCCGACGCCGTTGTGCAGCTTCCAGCGACCGGACGGCAGATCTAGGTCGGCAAACCACGCCCGAGCGATGTGAGGCCGGCGCAGGAATTCCAGGTCTTCTTCCGAAAACAGGCTTGCCATGATCAATCCGTGAAATAGTCGCGCACGTCGTAGTCGAACACCTCGACCAGGGTAACGGTCGCTTCCTCCGCATAAGCAATGCCCCGTGAAGCACTGGCGCCATCCTCGCTCTCCAGCCGCATCGCCATCACCGGATTGAGCGTTGCATAGTCGTTCACCGTCAGCGCCTTGCGCAGCGGCGGCCAGATCCGATAGGCGCCGTCGCCAAGCTCTTCGGTCACGGTGTAAAGCCCGAAATGAAGCGGGAAAAAGCCGAGGTAATCACCCATCCCGAGACGATGGCCCCATGCCTGATTCTGGAGATAGAAGACCGAGGTATCGAAGCCCGACGCTCCAGCGAGCTTCACGACCGGCGCGGTCGGCCGCCAGTTTTGGCCGTTCGACCACCCCTCACCATTACTCCATGGAAGACCGAAGCGTTTCTGCTGCGGAGAGACCGAAAGCCCCGCCTCCAGCAGCGTCATCATATCCGGGTCACCGAAGTTGACACGGGTCGCATTGGCGCCGGCATGCAGAGCCGTCACCCATCCTCGGTAGCGACGGAACATCGAATCTTTGGAAACAGGAAACGTGAACTGCCAGCGCCAGGCACCGAATGGCGAGGCTACGCTCTGGGTAAAGTTTCCTGTCGATGTATTCGCCGAAGCTCCTATCGCACGCGGCCCGGAGAGCGGCGCCATGGCGCGAGGCGCCAAGCCAACCGGCATGGAAATCAATCTGGCCATTACGCCCTCGTTCCGCGTGTCGATGCCGTATGCTGGTAGCCGGAAACCCGCTTACTTTCGGTCCGGTCGCGCGCATCGAGGCCGCGCTCGAGTCGGGCGATTGCTGCCTGGTCGGCGCCTTGTGCGTTGATGTTGTAAGTCGGCGAATAGACCATAGGCTGTGCGTTCGACATGCCGCCGCCCGCCTCACCGACACGACCACCGCGGCTACCAATGCGAATGAGTTCGGGACCGTTTTCGCCGACGAGGTAGTCTCGCCACGGATCGACGCCACCCCCAACCGCGCGCCCACCGCCAAACAAGCTGGAGAGGAAGCCCCCACCGCCACCAAAGAAACTCCCGAGCGGACCAGAGCCGAAGAACATCGCTTCAGCGCTGGCCTGTATGAGCTTGTTGATGAAACTATCGAGCGCCTTATTTCCGGTTTCGATTTCCGGAATGAGGTCTGAAAAGCTGTCCTTGAGGGCATCTCGCATGAAGTCGCCGGCTTCCTTTGCGCCCTTGAGGGCCTCTTTCTCGGATTCGATCTGCGTAATGAGATTGGCGATCTGCTGCCCTTGCGCACTGGTAGCATCCACGTCCGCGCGCCGAAGAGACTGCATGATGCGCTGCTCGGTTTTGCTCTTGCCGAGCGCTTTCTGCTCATCTTCAAGCGACTGGATAGCGCGCTGAATGTTTTCGGCCTGGCGCTCTTCATCGCTCTTGCCGCCGCCGCGCCCACCGCTGCGACCACCAATTCGTTCGAACGGAAATCCTGACAGTTCAGGAGTGCCACGGCCTTCCGGCGTCGGGACGCGACCGCCCGGCAGGAACTGCGAACCGCCGCCCTGAATGGCACCGTCGGCGCTGCGATCAACATTTCCGTAAGCACCACGGCTTGGATAGAGGCCGGTGACCGCGAGCCGATCGAGGTTGAACTTTGCTGCCGCATTGCTCGCCGACGTGATCTGCTGAGCCAAGCCAGCAAAACGGCCCATGAGGGCGTCAACTGCAGGGATGCCCGTTTGCTTGAACAATGCGAACAACGCCGCCTGAACGGCTTCGGCATCTTCGGCCGTCGCACCGCCTTCCGCGATCTTTTGCTGGAGCCCGCCAAAGGCTTCCTGCAATGCCGTCACGCCTTCGGTTTCAACGCCCGCAGCCTGCAGCAACGACACAAGATCCGCGAACTCGACATTGAGATCGCCAATTTGCCCGCGCAAGCCGTCCCACTGCCGGCTTGCGGCTGCAGTGCTGGCTTCACCAATCTGTGCAATTTCCTCTGCACGTTCCAGTGCGTCGGCATACTCTTTCAACGCTGGCACCGCGTCGCCCCATCGATCGGCCACCTGACCGATCAGATCGCGCTGGCGCTCCAGCGTGCCTTCAGCGTCCGCACCACCGCCGGCGAGGTCAGAGAAGTAGGCGAAAGCGGCGCCACCGAGAGCAATCGTGCCGATGGTCAAAAGATTGACCGGCGAGAGTAGCGAAAGAAATGCGCTACCCAGAGCCTGGACCGCTCCAGCAGCACCAAGCGGGCCGAGAACCTGCCCGATCTGAGAGCCCTGCTGCAAGGCGATCAGAAACGGAGATTGACCGCCCGCGAGCTGCACGCCGATATCGCTAAATTGCGCAGCAAGATTGCCAACACTGCCTTTGGCGATCTCGACACTCTTTGCAGCCTCGCGAGCAGCCGCACCCGTCTTTTTCGCCCATCCATCCGCGTTCTGGTTCGCCGCATCGAACGCCATTCGAGTGCGGTCTTGCGCGACGATGTTGAACATCAGATCAGACATCTGGCCGGACATCGGTGAACCTCGAAAAGCCGCCGGCTATTCCGGCTTGGTGATCTCGAAATAGGCGATCCAGCCGACAAACTCGTCGACCGGCATCGCTTCGATTTCAGAGAGGGTTTTGTTCAGTCTTGCGGCGAGCGAATACATCAGCATCAGCTCCGCATCGCCGCTCAGTCGTTTTTTGCTTCACCAACCAGGCTGTCAGCCGAGACCGCTTGGCCCTTCACGAAGCCGAGGATCTGCGCGCCAACTCGCGCGACGACTTCGCTATCGACCTCGTGCGTGAGAGCATGTTCGTCCATATCGTCGAACAGCCTCTTTCCCTGACGATCGACCGCCTGAAACAACACCGCGCGAACGATTGCAATATTGCCGTCAACAGTTGCGCCGCTTTCGTCACGCCAGATGCGCCGGCGCTGCGCCACCGTCATCCTCCGGTGAAAGATGCGAAGCGGTTTGCCAGCCTGCCCCCATTCAGGCACGTCGATATGGCTCGACGCGGTCGCGGAGAAATGGGATTTCGCCTGGTCGATGATGCTCATGGCGTCACCGTGGCGATATCCAGAGGACCATTGCCCTGTATGTTGAAGCTGATCTTGACGGCACCCTTCATATCCGTCTCGATCGGAATGGACGTGACCGACGCTGTTCCCGTCAGGTATTTTTTACCCGACGCATCGCCGTCGGTGTAAAGGGCGAGCGTGACGGAGTCGCCAATGCCGAGCGTTACCTGACCGTTGGTGTCTGCCGGATCATAGAGGCATTCCACCGAGCCAGACCAGCCCGGAACGCCTACGAGATGCGTCTGCCAATCAGATCCCATCACCGTCGTGTCGGCGGCCTCGATGTTCTGGTTGACGGAAAATTTCTGAACGGCGGCGACTGCGGCAGAGCCGATCTTCACCTTGCCGTTCTTGCCGTGATGGACTGCCATTGGAGCCTCCTAGCGGATGGTTTCAGGATTGGAGTTCAGAGTGATTGCCGCGACCTCGTAGAGGATCGACATCACCTGCAGCACCTTCTCGCCCTCGACATTCGCGCCGAAATCGGTCGAGCGGTATTCACTGGCCGACGCGATGCCGCCCAGCGTGGGATCGTTGGCGAATGCCTGCTCAACGTGAATGGCAAAACCATCGAGATCGTCCTGACGGCCGGCCTCGTCGCCTTTGGTCACGACATCGATCTTGACGCGGATCTGGCGCAACTGGTTGCCATCCGTGTCGATATCGCTGGATTGCTCTGTCGACGTGTAGACGAAAGCCGACGTCTGCTCATTGCGACCGAGCGGCCGAGCGCGGGAGGCGTGTACTCGGTTGCCAACCAGTGCGCTTCCCTTGAGGATTTCGACGACCTGCGACCGCAGCTGTGTTCGGATATGAGCCACGATCAAACCTCCAGCAGTCGTACAACAGTCATTCCCGTACCGTCCGGCTGAAACTCGACGACGCGGAAAGCCTTCGATCCGAGCATTTCGCTTGAAACCGTGGCGCCGTCCTCATGTTCGGCGTCACCAGGAACATCACGTGTTCGCATGGTGACCTGCACCCGCCCGCCTTCCTGCGTAAATTCCAGTTCACCTGCCGAAAGCGCGACGAATGTGTCATCGAAGATGCAGCTTGCAGCCGGCTTGCTGCCGCTGGCTGAGGTCCACACAATAGATGCACCGAACTCGTCTTCATCAAGGAACAGGAGGCGATCCGCATCTGTCTCGATGGCCACGATCAGTCACCGATCGCGGCATCAAAGGCCGTCTTGGCTGCTTGGTAGGCAGCAAGTTCAGCGGCCACGAGCGCTTTTTGCTCGTCGGACGGGTCTGCGCCCTCTGCGATGCCATGCTTGGCGCAGGCTTCGTTCAGCGTCTTTTCGGCATCTTCCAGAGCCTTCTCCAATGCATCGAGATCGTCATCGCCGCCGCCGCTCTGATCGGCGGGCTTGCCAGCATCACCTTTCCCGGGCTTGCTGTTGGCGGGCCTCCTGGCCTTGCCTGTAGCGGCTTCAAGCACGTCGGAAAGGCTGCGCGGGAGTTCTTCGAGCTTTTCCTTGAGGCCGATTTCCTCGCCGCGCTTGAACTCGACAGGACCGGCGACGATCACTTCGCCCTTTTCGCTATCGGCGATTTCGAGCGCGTGGCGCCGCGCATCGATCTGCGCTGCGGATAGTTTGAGCGCCTGACCGGCGGCAAAGCGCACGACATCGCCCACGACAACAAATTTCATGGTGGTATTCCCTAATTGGAATGGAAAGGTGGCCCGCCATTAGACGGGCCGCGCGGGCGAAAGCCGATTAGGAGGTGGTGAAGGTGACCAGGCAGCCGAGCTGCCAGTAACCGTAACCGACGTTGCCGGTCCAATCGATGCCGAACAGCTGCTCCTTGTTCAGCTGCTCGAACTCACTGCCCTCGCCAAGGGCGACGACATCCGGGATATCCTCTTCCTGCAGGATGAACGGCTTTGCCGCCTCGTCGGTGCGGAACACGGCAAACTTGGTCGTCCAGTTGAGACGCGGGTTCGGAACGACCGTGATCGAAAACTTGCCCTTCAGCGCCGGAATGGTCTGGCTTTTTCCGCCCTCGCCGAGCAATGCCGTGACAGCCTCAAGAGCCACGGCCATGAAGGTGACCGGAACCTGCACCTGAAACTCGGTGGCGCTCTGGTTCGTCGGCTCCCCACGATCATCCTTGATCGAGTACATCTGCTGAATGGCTGCCATGACGGCCTTGGTGAACTCGGCCACCGTCGGCGTAGCTGCTGTCGCGGCGATCGAGTTGATCTTGTTCGACTGCGTGCCGCTGCTGCCTTCGGAATGATCGGTATCGAAGAAGTATTGGCCGTCGTAGCAAACGGTGGATTCGCCGGCGATGATCAACGCCGAAAGCAGCTTTGCCGGATGATCGTTGGCACGATCGGCGAGCTGATTGACGCGAATGGTGATGACGCCGAGCTTGTCGCGGCGCATATCCTTCGACTTGATCAGGATCGAGCCTTCGTAATCCTTGTTGGTGATCGTGAAGCTCAGTTCCGCCAGCTCGGCAGGCGTACGACCGCCGATGAACTCGCGCAGAGCCGGAGCCGAGCCGAGCCATGCGTAGTTCTCGACCGCCTGGTCGGAGGTGACGCGCATGGCGATGTCGTTGATCCAATTCGCCGGCCCGGTATCGAGCCGAGCGAGGATCATACCGCGCACGCCCCGGGTCGTGATTTTCTGGTGCTGTTGAGGAAGCATGAAAGTGTCCTTTCGAAACCGGGGGCGCACCCCGTCGATGAAAAGCGGTCAGGTTGTGGAAGGGTGGATTAGGCCTGCAGAGCAGCCTTGCAGAGGGCAGAGTCGAACTCGACGACTGCAACCCCGGTCGAAACCCACCGGGATACGTAGCCGATCAGCGTATTGCTCGTCGCTGTCAGGGTGAACGTGTCGTCATCGCTGGCGTAGACTGCCGGACGATCATTGGCGGTGATCGCGAGGCCAGAGATCGGCAGCACGATGTTGCCGCGTTTGCGCACGTTGACATTAATGGCGCCGGCAGCTCCCGCCGAGTTGTCGGCGATTGCTTCCGCGAAGCCGAGGAACGGATCAGCGGCAACGAGCGGGCGGGCATAGCCGGAGCCATTCTCGCCAACGGCGGCACCCTGGTAGATGATATCGCCGGCGACGGCCGGGTACTCTTCCTTGTCGCCCATCTGATAGTCGCGGGTCTTGTTGACGGCGAGCGTCGCCATCGCAAGTCCGACGCCATCGGCCGGAGAAAAGGTCGCGAGATGGGTTGCGGCATCGGGCGAGAGCAGTGCGATGCAGCCGACGGCAAGAAGCGCGAAGCCGACCGCGAAATACACGGTTTTCATGGTGATAGTCCTTCGTTCTGGAAACGCCCGAAACGGGCCTGAGGGGTGAAGAGGTCGCCCTTAGGCGGCCTTGCGCTTCATCGTAGCTATGTAGGATTCCGCCGTCGGAAATTCTTCCTGCAGCTTCGGCGTTGCATCCCACTCGGCTTTCCAGCCTTCCGGGGTTTTGGGGAACGACTGCGAATTGCCGCCGGTTCCGCCAGACGGCAGGCTTTCGACGCCGGCTGCTGCCTGGTCGAGCTGCTGCAGACCCTTCAGACGTTCCTTGTTCTTGCCCTTCTCAGCAGCAAGCAGCTGCAGAGCAGCTTCTGCTGGCGTGGTCTTGCCGTCGGCCTTCAGGGCCTTGATCAGTTCGTCGTGACCGGTAAGGCCGGCAGCCTGGTCGTCGATCCCGATCAGCCTGTTTCGTTCGGTCTGCGCAGCATCGGCGGCGCCCTCCGCGCGAAGGGCGGAAGCGAGATCCGGATGCTCCGCCTTCAGAGTTTCAAGTGTAAGCATGGTGGATTCCTTTTCGGTTCCGGCTTTCGCGGTGGCGGGAGCCGCGAGGCTTGAATTTTCCTGACGGCCCGCCAGATCCGTCAGAACTTCTTCGAGGGATGCGATTTGATCGACCAGGCCACGGCGAAGCGCTTCACCGGCCGTAAACACGAGCCCCTGCCCGTAGTTTTCGAGGATGGTTTCGCGGGTGACCCCACGGCTCTCGACGAGACCCTGAATGAACAATTCAGCGCCGTCGTCGGCGATGGCCTGCAGTTCGGCAAGCCCTTCCTCACTGTCGCGTGCGAGCCGCTTGTTGGGGCTTTGCTCGGCAATGACCTCGACGACGTTGGCGCCGAGCCGCGTCAGGATGCCTTCCATCTCGACATATCGGATCAACGCGCCGACAGACCCCACGAGACCTGTCTTGCTTGCAAATACCTTGTCGGTGCTGGCAGCAATCCAGTAGCCGGCGCTGCAGCAGAAATTGGCGTGCGCATAGACCGGCATCTTTTCCCGCAATCGGGCGATTTCGGCGGGGACTGCATCGACGTTGTCGACCATGCCCCCGGGCGTGTCCATGTCGAGAATTGCGGCCTCGATGCCGGGCGTCGACGCTGCCATCCGAAGATCGCGCACGATCTCGTCATAGGACCAGTATTGCCAGCTGAAGCGGGAAACGAGCGGACCAATCACGGGAATGATCGCCACGTTGCCGACCCGCGTCGCAAAGGTGCCATTACCGAGCGGTGTGCCGCGGCGATTGACTGTCGAAACTGCAGCAGCCGCGCCGCCCGCTTGCTGCGGCTGGCGGATGGCGCGAACAGTCTGCAACGAGGCGGCAACCGCATCGCCGCGCACAGCCCAAGGCGAAAGACCGGAGGGACCGCTGGCGCCGAGCTGCTGGATAAAACCCTGCATCATTGCGAGTGTCATCGGGTTCATTCTTCCTTCTCCTCGTCATCGGTAGCCGGAGGGTTCAGATCGGGTGCCGACGCCGGCGAGGCAATCAACCCGTTTTGCTCGGCAAGATCCCGCTCATAGGCGAGCTGCTCGTGCTTACTTTCGACGTCGCCGCCCGTGCGCTCCATAATGATCTGCTGGCGGGTCTTCGTCCGGTTACCGATGTCGATTGTGTCGGCTTCGGCGTCCTTCTTCGGGTCGAGCGACACTTTCGTCGGGCCGTACCAATCTGAGCGAAGCCATGCTGCCCGGATGGCCGGATCATCAAAGAAGCCCTTCGCCTGCAGGCGGCCCGTCAAGATCGCCTCTTCAATCACCCATTCGTAGAAGGGCTGACAAAGGCTCTTCACCAACCATGCGCGTTCGCGGCGGAATGTCTGCCAGGCGATTTCGAGCGCCGCACGGCTGGCCGAATAGCTCGCCATGAAATGCTTCATCAGCAGCTCGACCGGCATTTCGAGTGCAACGCCGATCTGGCGTAACAGCGCCATGGTGAAGGCATCAAAGTTCGGATTGGGCCGGTTCGGGTTTGCAATGGTGACGTCTTCACCGTCTGCCAGCCCGACGATCGCGCCGGCGCCGAGCTTTATTTCGTCCTTATCCGAACCGCTATTGCCTTCGGGCATGGGCAATGGGCCGGTTGATCCATCGGGCGCCCCCTTCACGAAAACCGTAAAGAAGGCCGAGATCACCGCCGCCTGCACTTCGGCGTCGGTGTATTCCCCAAATTGCTTCAGGATCTCGATGACCGGCGCCAGATAGGGAATACCACGCGCCTGGTCCGGTCGAAGCCGCTTGAACAGATGCAGGACGATCGGGCGCCCGTCGTTGTAAAAGGCCGGCACCCGCCGCCAGTTCATCGCCTTTCGGAAGAGATCGCCAGGATGGCGGTCGCTCACATGATAGGCCCGGACGATACCATTGGTGTCGGTCTCGACGCCGGCGACGAGTGTATCGCTGTCCATGCCAAAATTCGGATTGGAAACGCGGTCAGCCTCGACGATCTGCAGTTTCGTGCCATAGGTGTCGCCCGGATCTTTCCGGTATCGACGGATGGCAAACACGTCACCCGACTCGTCGGTGGAGCCAAACACAAGCGCCTGCAACTCCTCGAAGCTCTGGACCCCGGTAAAGTCCGCTGTCCATGCCGCAAGCTCGAACTCCGCCTTGGCGGCCCGGTTCCATTCGCGGGCTTGGTCGACAGTCAGGTCGAGAACTTCCCGATTGACCTGCGGATAGACCCGCAAGCCTTCGCCGATGACGTTGGTGATCCGCGTGGCGATGGCACCGGTCGCGATCGGTACGTTGCGACGCAAATCGCGTGAACGAGCCCGAAGCGTCGGCAAATCCGGGACAGTGTCCTGATTTGCGCTGCCGCCGTCGACGTCCCAATTGGCAGTTTGCCGTCGGCCCTTTTTTCCACCCTTGAAGCCCCCAGTCGCAAGCGAAAGGACCGTGCGAGCCTGATGCCGGCGAACCGCCCGCACAGGATCAAACACGGCGATGGCCCGATCAAGCAGCGTCATGCGCGCGGAGGAGCCCGAGCGACCGGCCGGAAAACGTGGCGCCTTCATTCCGCAACTCCATACCGGATGCGGCCGCGACCGCTCGCGGCGGCCGCCAGCTTCTGCACCATGTCGTTCCAATATTTGATGCTGGACTGGATGTCGGCGGCGTCGGCTAACGTCAGCGAGCGGCCCGCGATCGAGTAGGACTGCTTTTTCGCAACCGCCATGCTGGCGTTCAGCCACAACTCAAGCTGAGCCTGCGCCTGGTCGAGAGTAATTCCAGCCATCATCGAATACCTTGAGAGAGAACGCGGCGGCGGCGAACCGGCGCAGGGTGGATCAGTTCTGATGTCTTTGCTTCGCCCTGCGATCGCACCGCGAAGCTGTTCTCGTTGATGGGCTTTGCCCAATGCGGCATTTTCAGAGGGTTGCTCCAGTCGATGCTTTCACCCTTGAGGATGATCACAAGAGCCTTGCCGTAGACGGCCAAGTCGAAGGCTTCGTTCGCCAGATTGCTCTTGCGCGGTGCCCAACCACTATCCGTCCGAACTTCGGATGACAGCTCGGCGAAAACCTGAGAAGGCAGGTGCTCGCTTAAATGGAATTTGCCGGGGCCAGCCTCTTTTCGCGTCAACCCGACAACGACTTCGTCCTTCACCTTGTCGGTATTGATGAACACCAGCTTCACATCGCTGATCTTCTTGCCCTTCTGCTGCAGCACCTTCTCCGGCTCTGTGTGGCGAGCGCGATCCTCGATGCGCGCGCTACCCTTCGCCAGATAGACGCGCTGCCCGAGGCCCTGACGGTTCGAACGGCGCAGAAAGCGATACGCGTTCGGCGTGACCCCCGGCCGACCACCGGAGTCGATGATCATCGCCACTGGCATCAACGAAAAATCAGATCCGGCGACCGGATAAGGCTGGTGCAGCAGCGGCGGCAACGCGTCCCAATCCTCGAAGTAGCGGGCCGGGTCGATCGCTCGACGTGTATTGCCCTTCTCGTCGCGCTCACCGCCCGGGGCCGTCGCCGGCGGCTGTGCGATGTCGAAGCGGTCGATCAGCCAACGCTCAAGCCCCTCGCCCCAGGCATCGACCTGCACAACGAAGCGGTTGATCTGAATGTCGACTTCCACAGTGATGAAGCGCGTTTCTGCCGGCGCGATCTTGAGCGGATATCGCTCCGCCAGCGCTGTCAGAGTGTCTTCCGAGAGAGATTCGCCGATCGTCCTGACAAGCGGCAAATACGCCTTGCCATGGTCGAGCGTGATCGTTGCTTTCAGCGAAGTATCGTCGCCGGTAGCGTCGAATTTTGCCTTCGCTTCGAGGTATGTGGAAACGAGCTGTTCCCAGTTTTGCATCGCCGCAACGGGACCTTCGCAACGATAGGAGACAATCTCTGCGTCCCGAATGTTGCGATCGCCGATCTCGCAGACGTCTTTACCGTCGCTCGTCTCATGCAACCAAACGCCGGTCCGATTGCACTCGAATTTGTGCGCTTGCGGGATACAGCACCCGTTCGGACAGACCATTTCGACAGTCTGCGCACTCTCGGCGGGGGTTGCTTTCGTCTCCCACTGCAGTCGATCAAACTCCGGTCGAAACGGCTCGTTGCATGAAGGGCAGTACCAGTAAAAAGCGCCTCTCGTGCCAAGATTGTAATCCGCAAAGATGCCGGAACATGGCGGGGCCTCGTGCGGTGTTTCCGACTTCCAATCGTCCTGTTGGATGATCCGACCCGGCGACCCCTCCTCGACCACCATGCCGAGCGATCCGGCCTGCTGTGTCCGCTTCTTTGCAAGCGTGAGCGGATCACCTTCGCCGTCGATGTCATCCGGCATGCGGTCGCGGTCTGTCAGGATGACGAACGTGTATTCGTTCTGACTGAAGTAGCCGATAACCGGCCACCCGATCACGAGGTTCATGTTCCCCTGGAACTTCTTCTCGTGAATGTTGTCCGCACCCCGGCTCGTTAGCTGCTTGGCGGCAAGATCTCGATTTGCCCTGAGCATCGGCGCCAGCTTCTTCTCAGAGAAAGCCTTCGCGCTGTCTTTCGTTTGGCAGACAACCAATGTGTCGGCCGGAGAGCAATCGATACGATGACCGATGCCATTGAGAACAAGGCTCTCCGACTTTGATGTTCGAGCCGGGCCAGCGAAAACCACGGCTCTGTACTTCCGCGAGGTGACCATGCTTGACGGCTCGGTCATGTACGGCGCGAAATCGTTCTTCCAGAGGCCCTGATATTCCTTCGTCGAAAGACGGCGACTGCTTTCAGCCCAGGTCGGAACATCGATACGCAAGGCTGGCCGCAGGCTGCCGAGGCGCTCCATGATCAGGTCGCCGGGATCTGCAAACTTCGGAGGCGGCGATGGCGGCAGGAACCGCAACCAGGCAGGAGGGCTATGCATCGAACAAATCCCGAGCCTGTCGAATTTCCTGAACTGGTCGCTTTGACCAGAAGTCTTCTACACGCCGGCGAAGTTCGGCGAGCATGTCGTCACAGACCTCGACGAGTGCATCCGTCACCTTCGCCGGGATCGCTTCTCGCCGCTCAATGCGGTCCGGAGCGCTTTCCATCGTGTCCCGAACGAGACCGAGAAGGGTATCAAATGCTTCCGCGACATCCGCGCGGCGCAGCAGCTCGTTGCGCTCGCGCTGAAAGCGCTCCTGCTCGATCTGGACCGACAGGATTTCCTTGCGCGTCTTCGGGTCGAGCGCCATTTCGCTATCGCCGGCCGACCCACCGACCAGTGCGAGGCGCATTGCTGCCTGCGCCTTCTTCACCTGGTCGGACCGCAGATCTTCTTGCGCCTTCCAAGCCTGCCGCCACGCCCAGCAATGCGACAGCACCAACTGATAGGGCCGGCCCTGCCCGCCCATTTCCTTGACCGGCATACCCTTGCCGATCCATTCGGTGATGGTCGGAAGCGAAACAGCAAGCGCCTCAGCAAGCTCTTCGCGCGTCATGCTGCAATCGACCACGCCTTCGGGCAGCGGATATCGACCGACCAGGTCGCGCAGCTGATCGTCGTTCAGAACAGTGGTTTCATCGGCCATCTAGGAACCACAACAACAACAATGGAAAAAGCAGCCCGTCGGCCGCGCCAAATACTCAAACAGATCGGGGTTCGAACTACCTCGCGGGCCTTCGGATCGCTGGGAGGACCCGCGACCCGCCCGGTCGGGGTTCGATGTAGCTCGTCGCCGTCCAGATCGCTGGTCAGCGAGGCATTGACCATCCCGAAGCGGGAGCGGCCATGTCATTGCGGATGCGGTAGGCCCGCTGATCTTCGATGCCTGCAAGCAGTCGTCGCTCGAAGTGCATGGGGAAGAGCATCTGTGCTCTCTCCTGGCTGATATCGTGGAACTGATATCGAGACCGATACGTGACCGACGACACGAAGATGAACACAGGCTCGATCGCGTTCTTTCCCTTCCGCCGCCAGATCCCGCGACGCAGTGAACTACCGGCCTGAGGTACGAAGTAGCGATGACGGGACGGGCCAGCCCGCTTGCGAGACCGTGCCGTCTCCCACTGATGTGCATCTGGTGATGCGAACAGCTGCGACAGAACGCTGGTGATCACGCTGCCCGAGACGTTGCCGTATGCATCGAGCTTCAAGCCAGATGCTGGCACTGCGTACTCATTCGAGGCCATGATGCCGCGCTGGATCAGCCAGCGCTCGAAAGCCTTGCGTGGCCTCGCCCCACCTTCGACCTGCGGCATGAGATAGTGACTGCCGCTGCGATTGCTTTCCTTGAAGTAGATACCCGCGACCAGGTCGCGTCGTGTGCTGGCCTTCAATACCCGCAGGCTGTTCAAAGTGTAGCGCGTCGGCCTATCGAAGATGATGGGCAGGATCATGCGATGGTAATCACGCAGATCCTCGACGGTATCGTTCAATGCCTGCGCCGTCGCGAACGGGATCTGGCGTTTATAGATATCCTCTAGGCCACGCGTCCATTCAGCGATGTTGCTCTGGAATTGAAAGTCCATATCTCTTGATATGAAAAAGGCGACCTCTTGGCCGCCTGTCATCTTCTCATAGCTGTAGCACTTGCCCTGAATCGGTGTCTCGCTTCTGAGACTATCAAGGCGGGGGCTGACCGGTGTACCGACCTCGGGCTATTCGCCCCGCACTCTCGTGCGTTCTCAGAGGCTCACTGCAGGATCATCAGCTCATCCAGTAACGAAATGACTCTCACAACTTCTTCAGCAACGCAAGAGGCACCGTCACCGGCACCTCGCCACCCATGAAGCTGATCGCTACGACCACATCACCACGGCCTTTCCTGTTGGGTGTGACCACGATTGCCTTCTGATTGTTGAAGGGTCCAGCCGTTATCCAAACAGGCTCACCAGCAGTTACCATCAGGTCAGCAGGGCGCTCCCAATCGTAGGTTCCGCCAAGCGCCAGAGAATTGAATCTACTGACTTCCTTGTCGCTGATACGCATGGGCCGCTCACATCCACCGAGCACGTCAATCGCATGTTCGATGCCCTGCAAACCGGTCAGATATTCGGCCCTTGGAAGCATCTGGGCGAGCACATAGCCATGGATGACAGGCATCATCGTGCCCTCGATTACGCGGCCACGGCGCCGCAAATCCGGCCCCTTACGCATCGGAACAAGCGACCGAACGCCGATCGTTTCGAGGGTCTTTTCCACCGCCTTTTCACGACCAGTCCAAACCCGAAGGGCAAACCACGGCGCCATGCCGCCATTGATTCGGCAATTCAGGGTCACCAGCGCGCCCTCGTCGAGCAAGCAGCCGGTGATTCGGCGCATGCGTTCCGCGAACCGCTCGCCAGAGTAGACAGCAATCGGAGCACCTTCGGAAACGTTACGCTGCATGATCATCGCCCTTGCTCCTAGCTGCGAGATAGTCAGAAATCTGTTCACGGTATCGGTCGACCGCTTCGGCAACAGCGCGGTCGAGATCCTCGCCGGCATCGATCGCCGGGAAGTAAATCCAGTCAGGCAGACGCCCGTCGAAGAACGGCCATCCACGACGCTTGTGCTCGCGCCGCCATGCTTCCATGCGCTCTGAATCGCGGTGCACCTGCTCGAAGCCCTTGGCCGCATCCTCGATCGAGAGTGGGCATAGCCAGCCCTGCCGGTCCCTCGCCCGTTCATGCATCAGGTTCACTGTCGGCCAACCGCTACGCATGCGCTTTTCGGCCATGACATCAGCCAGCGTGGTTTTCCCGGCACTGATCTGCGCCTGCTCGAAGCCCGTCGGGCCAGCGACAACACCGGTCGGCGGCAAGAGCAAATCGGCGATGCGGGTTGAATTCCAGAGCTTGCCGTAAGGAGGCGCCACGACGTTGGCGGGTCTTGCCAACTCTTCGGGCAATGGAACGTCGAGCCAGAGCTTTTCGCGGAAATAGGTGCCGGGCACCGGGATATGCTGGCGCTTCTTGCCAATCATGGCCAACCAGGCGTCACGCAGCCTAGCGGCCTCGGCCCTCTCGTCTGGCGTTAGCGCAAACCACTCGCGCTTCCACTGATCCTTCGGCATACCGGCACTGTCTGGCCAACCCTTGACCACGCGCCAGAATGCATCCTCGATCTTACGGCGGTCACTGGCATCTTCCTGACCTTCCGCCTCGCGCACGCCCTCTCTCAGATTCTTACAATCAGTATTTGCTGAATCTAAGTTATTACTATGTGCCGATTTTACCGGCGCCGGCGAAACCGGCGACGGCATCACCGGCGCCGGCATTTCAGTCTGCGGTAGAAATGCAACACTTCCACCGGAAGCCAAGTTTTCCGGCATGTTGCGGGGCTCGTCGAAGATCACGAGGACAGACGAACCAAACTTGCCGTCATCCCGCTGCTGCTCACGTTCGGCATAGCCAAACTCGACCAGCTCGGCGATCATCTTGCGTGCCTTGTCACGCCCGCAGCTGCCCTTTTTGATGATGTCGCCAATTACGACAGTCCAGTTGTCGGGCTTCGAAAGCAGGTAGCCGAGCAGCCACCGCGCCTCCATAGATAATCGCGCGTCTTCAAAAACATGGTTCGGTATCGCCGCATACCGCGCGTTGCGTACGCCACGGCGAATGGTCGCCTCCTGGCTCATTCCGCCGCCTCCAAGTTCAATTGCGTAGTCCTGTTCGTGCCAGTCACGCCGCCACCGCCTTGCCGCCGCACTGGCCGCCCGTGATGACTTCAGGCCACTGGTCCGCCATCGCCTCGGCGATGCCCGTGAAGAAGCGGGAGCGCTCACGCCAACGGTCAGACCCCGGAGGCATGCGATGCACGCGGGCCTCGCGGCCGTCGACGATGTTGGTCGGCTCCAGCGGCGGAAGGTTTTTGAGCCACAGACACGTGCGCTTGATCTCGGGATGGCCGAACTGCCACGGCTGGACGCTCTGCGCGAACTCCTCATAGTTCCGTATTCGCGCCTTGGCGTGGCGATGCATAACCGGGTTCTCGATCGCAATACGGGCGATCGGCGCATTCCAGAAATCCGAGAACAATGCCGCGCCCTGGTCCAGTTCGGCCCACATCTGTTCGAGCGTCTTGTCGCGTGGCGGCTTGGTTAGCCACCGGACGCCGCTGTTGCAGAGCCGCGTGCAAGGCGGGTGTGCGACGATGAGGAGATCCCAATCATCGTTCAGCAGGTCGCGAGCATCGCCGACGATATGGCGGTTGCTACCGTCTTCGCTGGGCAACAGATCGCATGACCATGCGTCATACCCGCGAGCAGTGAACGCGTTGCGGACCGTTCCCGAGAACTCGCACGCGACCAATACGCGATAGCTTGAATTAGCGGCGGTCATTGGGCGGCCTCCAGGGTTGCCGCAACGCCAGCAACGGCGAGCAGATCGGCGCGAGCGATCTCGCGTGAATGGGTGATTTCAGGTCGCAGCGTCCCGTCGGGTCGACGGACAGCGCAGAAGGCGGCGATTTCGGCGGCTAAGTAGGTTAGGCCGACCCTGACACCGGCACGAACCAGGGCAGCACGGATCGGCATCTGGTCGCGATAGAGGACACTGCTCGGCGTCATGAGAAGCCAGCGGGCACGCTCGCAGTCATCTGTTGCGTCGAGCAAATCCTCGACAATTGGGAGGAGCGACGTCATTCTGCACCCACCCGTTGCAAGCCATAGCCTGCAACATCAACCAGCACCGTATGCAATGATGAGATCAGAGACCCAAGATGACTCGCAGCAGCAAGTACTATTCCCACTATTACGGCTGGTTCGTTGCAACCTTGCTCGCTATTGCGCTCGCGACGGTGATGCTCGTGGATCCCCAGAGCATCGGTGCCCGCTATTGCACTGTTGATGCACCGAACTGTGTGCGCGAGTGGGTTTCGGCCTTGAGTGGCTGGGCCGCACTTCTCGCCGCATGGGTAACTATCCAAACGATGAATCGGCACCAACGTGAGAGTCTGGAGTTGCAGATACGGCCCCAGCTCGCCACAGCTACTGCTGCCGATCAGGCCATATTCCAGGTATTGGATCGGGCAAAGCGAACGAAGACTCTGTTTGAAAAAGCCCCAGAGGCCCCAACTTACAATGACGACCTGTATTTCCTTGAACGGGCATGCAAAGAAATCGAAGATGCCGTGAATGGGCCGTTTCTGTCGGATTACCGCCGCACAATAGGAATTTTCGCCGACAGCCACCTCGCCATCGATCAGCACATTGAGATCTGCAGGTCCCACGCGGCTCACTTTCGGGAAGCTGTAGAATGCGGTGCCCACCAGATCCAGCTGACCGGGCATTGGAGCCAGATCGCATCCGGATTGGCGATAATTGAAGGCCAGTTCGAAAGCTGGCTCCAGCAAACACGCGAATTTAAAACGAGATGGTGGGAACGAATTCGGTAGGACATTCATTCTGCCGCCTCCGAAATCTCGGCCGGCACATAGTCCTTCCAGTCGACGCGGCGGATTGTCGTCGGGCCGGCATAGTTGCCGTCCTGGTCGCGCTGCCAGATGAACCAGGCGGTATTCATCCGGCTCGACGCTTCCGGCCCATCCCACCCGTCGCGATGCATCATCGGTAGCCGCCGCTTGAACACGAGCACGCGTGCCGGCGGGCAAAGATCCATCGCGTAGTTGCGATCGTCGTCGTCGAAGCCGCACAGGAAATTGAGGTTGAGCAGCAGCGCCATCTTTCGCGGCTGGTAGACGCGCAGGGCATGCGCCACGAAGCGATTGAGCAGCTCGCCATAGGGCGGGTTCGTGACGATGTCGGCCTCTTGATCGTCGGGCTCGGCAGTCAGGAAGTCCGCAACCGTCTGGACCTCGCCAAATTGGTCGGCGGTGCTGTAGTCGACGAGGTCGGAAATGATCAGCGTATGACCGGCACGCTCCATGAAGCCGGAAATCGCCCCGCGCCCGCAGGCCGGTTCACGCACCAGAGAAGAGAACTTCTCCAGCGCCAGCAGCGTATGCATGGCTTCCGGCGGCGTTTCATAGAGGTTGTTGCCGCGCTCTTCCTTCGTCGCGGTATGAGTACCGACGGCGCTGCGAAGATTTGCCCGGCTCGGCTCCAGCCCGGCCTCGATACGCGCCTGAATGGCACGCTCGACGAGACCCGGCGCCCGCTCTTCGGCCGCCGCCAGCTTGCGCGCTTCGTGGATTTCCTTTCGGGTCAGCCCGGCGTCGGCCGCCGTTAAAACGTTCCCGTCTGAAACGTTTGATTTTCTGCCCGCCGTCGCAGCCACGCCCGCCGCCTGCGCGGCATCCCAATCGCGCGCCATGCGGATCTTCGCGCGGGTCTCGATCAGCAGCGCGTCGCCCTGCAGCTGCCGCGCCTTGCTGATCAGCCGTTCGCCGGCGTTCATCCGCGCGGCATACTGCGATGCCAGCTTGGCCTGGTCGTAAACCACTGTCGCAAGCATGCGGGCGGCGATGACATCGCCCTCGTCGAGCAGCTGCCGCGCCCGCTCGACCGTCGCCAGCAGATCGGAAGCGTCATAGCGCACCGGCATCGTTTCCGGCTCCGGCGACAGATCGCCGCCGTTGACAGCCTCGACCAACACGTCGCGTTTGCCGGAGGCACCGGCGGGGCCGACCACGCCCGCCTCTTCCATCTGTTCGATCAGCTGGCAGGCGCGGTTGTAGCCGATCGCGAGGCGACGCTGCAGGAACGACGACGAGGCCTTGCGCTCCCGAGCGACGAATGCGACCGCCTCTAGGTATTGAGGATCTTGCAGCGTAGGGAGGCGATCTACATTCGGTCCGCCATCGCCTCCCTCGCCTTCTGCTGGCGGCGTTATCCCCGTCAGCTCATAAGCTTTCGCGGACGGATACCAGAGCCACGCATCCTTGGCATCCCTTCGCAGCAACTGGCGGCCGTTCAGGTTGCGGCACGAGCTTTTGTCGGTCTGGTTCTCGCAGCGGAATTGATGTTCGGTCAGCGCCGTTTCCATGATGCGTCTGGCACGGTCGCCTATTGCCTTCGGAAGCCCTTCGATCACAGCGCCCGCCTTTCCGATTGTTCGATGATTTCGCAGACCTCGCGCTCGGCGATGTTGACCAGAGCGGCGATGGCATGGGCGTCGTGTTGGCCGGCCTGCCAAAGCTGCAGCACGCGCTCGATCAGCATCTGGCGGGGAAGAGAGTTCGCCATATCAGTGCGCCCTCAGCAGGCGATCGAGGTAGGCGTGGCCCTTGCCGGTCAGCGCCACGCCGGTCTCTGTTTTGCCAAGGGGACCGCCGACGAAGGCAGCGAAGGCGAGAACACCGGCAGTCACGCATTCCCGCACGCGTGGTTCGGTTCGGCAGTCCTCGATACACAAAGAACCGCCCGCATAGCGGACGGCACGAAGGAAGGTGCGGGCCTCAGGAGAAAGGCGAACGTCGAGCGTAGAAGGGGTCACGGCTCCTCCCCCAACCCGGAAAGCACCGCTTGCAGTGCCCGGATCGCCTCGCGTGCCTCCTGCGAGATCTGCTTGCGCTCCAGGCTGTCGACCCTGCCGTCGGCCCGCGCCGCTATGATCGCTTGCGAGACGTCCAGGGTCTCTTTCAGCACCCGGTGCGCGTCCGCCTCGGTCACCGGTTTTGCCGCCGCCTGCCCAGACGCCGGCACAAGCTCGAAACCGAGCTGCTTTGCCGCCTCGCCAATGATGATGGGAGATCCTGCCCGCCGGTCAGCCTCGACCGCGATATCGACAGGAACAACGTTCTCGCGAAATTCCTCGCTGACCGAGGCGTATTTGGAGAGCGTCGAGACCCCGACGCGCGCAAGCAGCGCGAACGATGTCAGGCCGCCGCCGAGCTTGAAGCTCGCTTCGGTCGCCCCTTTCAGGGACATGAGAGGTTCATCAAAACGCACGAAAACACCCCGCGAAAAAAGCAAGGAAAGAAAACCGGATAAGGATTCAGTGAAGCGCGAGAGGCCCGCGCGTAGGGTCAGCCCATCAGATCAAGGGGGACCACATGGATAGGCAGATGGAAAAACAGAGACAGGGACGCGCCGAAGAACGGCGCGTCCCTGCCAGGTGGCAAGGCCAGGGAGAGGGAGGAGGTTCAGGCCTTGCTTTGGGAACGTCATCATTCGGCCGCCTCAATGGAGACGCCGAGAAAATCACCTATGTCGAGATCAACAGCATCACGCTTCGCCACAGCGATGAGCGCGGGCCAATGGCCCTGAGGTATCCTGCCCCGGTCCTGCCAGCCCTGAACGGTCGAAACAGGAAAGAGCTTCTCGTCGGTCGACAGCGCTTTAGCAGTTTTTGTAAGGCCGCCGAACTTCGAGATAACGATCTCAGCCGGATTGGATGCAGACACGGTTCATTCCTCAAGTTGGACAAGGGAGTCATACGCAGAGTGCGTAATCATGTCAACGTGGAATGCGTAAACGTGTTTCGCGTAAAGGTGTGATATGAGCGACACCAGCGAAAACATCTCAAATCAGTGGCGGAAGCTTCGCGAGCGCGCCGGTATGTCCATGGACGAGCTAGCTCGGGAAATGGGCTATAGCCGCGCATCCAGCATCCAGAGATACGAGAACCCGGACGAATACAGGAAGCCTTCGATCAGCACTGAGTTGGCCGGAAAGTTGCTGAAAGCCCTGAAAGGTCGCGGGAACCCGCCGATAGAGCCAAAGGACGTCTGGGCACTCACGCGTCTCCCCAGCTCTTTCGTATCAAGTTTCGATCCCGACAGCGCGGAAGTCGACGGCGCCGAAGGCGACCTTAGTTACAGCCGCGAGCACTGGCACCCGAGCATTGATGGCGCGGTCCCAGAGGTCGACGTAAAACTCGGCGCTGGCTTCGGTTCGGTCGGCGAGGTGATCAATCTTCCAGTCGGCCGCGAGACCGTCGCCGGACATCGCGTCGTCGCTGAATGGCTTATCCCTGAGAGCTACCTGCGCAACGAAGCCAAGGTATCGCCCGGCTTCACGCTCATCATGGAGATCGTCGGAGACTCAATGATGCCGACGTATCTTCCAGGGGATCGCGTTATCGTCGACCTGGCGCAGAATTCGATGCTGACTGATACGGTCTATGCAATCAGTGACGGACAAACCGAACCTCAAATCAAGAGGTTGCAGCGGGTCCCATTTAGCGATCCGCCGCAGGTGCGCATTATCTCTGACAATCCGGCACTGGAGACGTTCACGGTTGAGCTGGAACGCCTGACGATTATCGGCCGGGTCTGCGGCCACATCGCCCGCAGATGAGTCAGCGGGAAACCCGCGTCATTGAAAACTCAAAGCGCCGACTGACTTCCAGCGCACCATCGAGCACCCACCTATCGTCGCCCTCGCCGGTCACCTGATCAGCGGGGGCTTCTCTCGTTTCGCGCCCAACCTCGGGTGAGCGAACCACAACACGCTGAACGTCTTCGGTGTCGTTGATCATGCTGTTGTCTCCGCTACGCAAGAACATAACGCGAACAGAAACACGGAACACGTCAACGTGTCGAGTCGATTCTTAACGGGCGTTATCAATTCCTCTTTTTACGCACTTCTCGTAAACGCACTTGCAATTTACGCATCATGCGTATACCGATGTCCCTCGTACGCAGTTTGCAGATGAGGAGACACCCATGCAAAACCCGCTCGGCAACACCCCCACCCAAATCATTCATTCCATGGCCGACGCCATGCGCCTGCTCGGCGAAGGCTGCACCGAAGGCGCGCTGAAGCTCAAAGGCTTCACGCAGCAGCAGCTCATCAAATACGGCGACCCCGCCCGCGAACTCGCGTTTCAGCAGTCCGCCCGCCACATTCGCGTGCGCATCGCCGCCCGCCACGCCGCCTGAGGCCGAACGCTTTCGGCGTCGGCCTTTGGGCCGACATCGAAGGTTTTCCCTTCCCGTCCCCCAATCGGAGCCTCTGGTCATGAATGAGCATTTCACCGGCTATCACAAGGCAAGGCTCCAGGCCTGCCCGAGCCGCTTCTTTCTCGCCTGCGTCATCCTCGTCTTGTGCATGATGATGATCGGTTCGGCCGCCCTCGCCGGCGGCACTGCCTTCAAGAAGGAATGGCAGTTTGCGTCGGAGGCTCGCGTCTGATGACCGCGACCCTCCTTCGCTTCCACAATCCGGCGGCACCTGTGCCGCGCGCCCTCCCGTCGTCGAGTGCCTCTTTCGTCCTGCGCCAAATGATGAGCGCCAAGCTGACGAAGCCCGAGCAACTCGCCCTCGTCGACTGCCTGGTGCACCCGCACCGCACTCACCTCGAAATCGCAGAACGCCACGGCATCGATCGGGCGCATCTCCAGGATCTCTATTTCGACCTTTTCACCATCCCAGAGCGCGCGAGAGCAGCGCAGGACAGGAGCAAGTAACATGGGCCACGCAGCTTACCCCCTCTATGGCACGATCCCGGCCGAGCCGATCGTGCACCGCCTCTGGGAACGCGGCCAGACCGCGCGCGAACTGGCGGTCCGCTTCGGCGTGCCCCTGCCGAGCATGATGCGCTACCTGCGCCTGCGTATGCACAAATGGGAGGAGAGCCAGCGCCGCGCGCCTGCACCCGATACCCGCAAGATCATCCACACCGTCCGCAGTTTCGAGCGCAGCGCCTACCACGTCATGCACGTGTCGCTGCCCCGTATCTCGATGCACGTGAAGGCGATCGAGGGCCGCAAGGATGCCGACTGGAGGGTCGCAGCATGAAGGCGCCCCGCCCCAACCCCGTGAAGCTCCAGGCGCAATGCGACGCCTTCAACGGGCAGAACGCTGTCGGCGCGACCGTCCGCGTCAAGAAAGACAGCGGCGAGATCGTGGAGACGACCACCCGCAGCCGCGCCGAGGTTCTTTCCGGCCACTCCGCCGTAATCTGGCTTGAAGGTATTTCCGGCTGCTACCTGCTCAACCGGGTGCGGCCCGTTGAGAACGCCGCTGCGCATCTGGCCGAGCAGCAGAAGATCCCCGGCAAGCTCGAACTCTTCGAGGGCAAGCTGACACCGGTCATCGACGCCAGCCGTTCCGGCTGGTGGCGCTTCCACGAGCACTACGATCGGCACGGCTACTGCGACAACCCAGGCAGGGGGTACTGATATGACGGACGAAACCGTACGCCGCTCCGCCATCGTCGCCGAGATGGCGAAAAGCATGGCCGAAATGGACATCACCACGATCGCCCACCGCGTGGTCGGCATGCTGATCCTCGATAAGGGGAACCTCAATCGTTACCAGCTCACGCTGGAGATCGTCCTCGATGCCTACAAGCTCACCCTGCGCCCGCCCACGACACTTCCCTATCAAAAGCGCGTCGGCCATTGGATGCACGCCTGCTTCGGCAACGACATTCCCTATGACGCCGCCGAGCGCAATTTTCGCTTTCTGGAGGAAGCGCTAGAGTTAGCCCAGTCCTGCGGCGCGACCGCCGAGGACGCGGGAAAGCTTGTCGACTATGTGTTCAACCGCCCCGTGGGCGATCCTCGCCAGGAGGTCGGCGGCGTCGAAGTGACTCTAGCGGCGCTATGCAACGCGCACGGCATCGACCTCGACGAGGCGCGAGAGGCCGAACTGAACCGTGTTTGGTCGAAAGCCGATCAGATCCGCGCCAAGCACGAATCGAAGCCGAAGGATATTCGCTCACCCCTGCCGGGAGGCGCACATGGCTGACCTGCAGCCCTTCCGCATCCACTTCCACGACCCTGAAGTCGCGCCGCTAGATATCGAGGCCGTCGATGCCAAGGCCGCGCGCGACATCGCGATCGAGCGACGCCGCGTTTCGGCCGGCGATATCCGCAAGGTCAAGCTGATCCGGGAGGTAGCCAATGGCTGAGGCACAAAGCCCGATCGCCCTTCGCGCAGCCTTCCTTGACCAGGGCGTGAAGCTGCCGATGCGCCCGTCCGAAACCGATTGCGGCGTCGTTCTCGATGCCGATGACCGCGACGTCTTCACCGTCGACAGTAACGGCTACCACCCTGACGACCAGGTCAAGACGCTCGCCCTCCTCATCTGCGCTTGCGTGAACGAATACGCAGGCCTTGGCCCGGAGAACCAACTCAATGGCTGATGGCACCAAGATCGAGTGGACCGACGCGACATGGAACCCGATCACCGGGTGCGCCATCGTCTCCCCCGGCTGCACCCACTGCTACGCGATGAAGCTCGCCGGCTCGCGGCTCAAGAATCACGCCAGCCGCGAAGGCTTGACACGCAACACCAAGGCCGGCCCCGTCTGGAGCGGCGAAGTACGCTTCAATCCGCAGTGGCTCGACCAGCCGCTCCGCTGGAGAAAGCCGCGCATGATCTTCGTCTGCGCCCATGGCGATCTGTTCGCCGAAGGCGTGCCTGACGAGTGGATTGACCAAGTCTTTGCCGTCATGGCTGCGGCTCACTGGCACACGTTCCAAGTGCTAACGAAGCGGCCTGAGCGGATGCGGGATTACCTGACCCGTAGCCTGATGTCACATCGTATTATGGCCGCACAAGTGCAACTCCCATTCCCCATTCCGTCGCCCGGCCGCTGGTCACACATGCCCCTGCCTAACGTGTGGCTTGGGGTCTCTACAGAAGATCAAAAGCGCGCCAACGAACGCATTCCGATCCTCCTGCAGACGCCGGCCGCCCTGCATTGGATCAGTGCCGAACCGCTACTCGGCCCTATCGATCCCAGGCGCATTGTGATCGATCACCCTGCCTACGCAGGCGTGAAAGCTCACCTCGATGCTCTATCGGGGCAGATCTACGATTTGGGCGACACACTGATCGGCGACCCGGGCGAGCAAACCAACAGGCTGAAATGGGTGGTCGTCGGCGGCGAGAATGGCCCCCGGCCGATGCATCCGCATTGGGCGATGGATCTACGCGACTTCAGCGCCGCAGCCGGCGTTCCGTTCTTGTTTAAGCAGTGGGGCTCTTGGCTGCCAGATCTCGAAGATTCGCCAACACGCCCTGCCGACCACCCAGAGCAAAGCCGCTTCGAAACCTGCGTATGGGATCCAGACGAAAATCGCTGGGAAGAAACCAACGGCTCGTGGGATGACCGCGAGCAGTGGGTGATGGCCGACACCTACCAGGAACAAGAGCAAGGCATGACGAAGGTCGGCAAAGGAGGTGCCGGCAGGTTGCTCGGAGGCGTCGAGCACAACGGATTTCCGGAGATCCGCCGATGACAAAGCGCGATAAACAACGCCGCATCGGCGCGTTTCGTAAAGGCTTCTTTCTCGCGCGTGAGATGGCGATCACCGCCGCCAGCCAGACACTCGATAAGGGCATTGAGTGCGAGTGCAGCAGTACCGACCCGGCGACCGGCACCCTCGAATGCAGCCTCATGGTCCGCAACCTAGATTGCCTTTGCAGCGAGCGCCGGGACGAAGCGGCTGACATCGTCGCGCGCATCCGCCAGATCACGATCGGGGAACAGCCATGACCGTCGCGATCGAAGCCGGAAAATCCTTCCTGAAATGCGACGAGTGCCCCGCCAAGCGGCGCGACACTTACGAGCAGCCCGAGTTCGCCAAGATGATCGCGACGGCCCGCGCCGACGGCTGGAAAGTCGACAAGCGCGCCGGCGCCTGGCGCCACGTCTGCAACCATTGCCAGGTGCGTCCGGGCGGGAGGCTGCTGTGACGAACTTCGAAAGCCTCATCGACACCCTGCAGCTTGCGCTGCTGCCAGACCGGCGCCTGGACGGCGAGATCCACAACGCCATCTACGGAACCGCGTATGTCCACGTCGGCACGGCCTCTCCGCATGGCTTTCACACAAGCCAAACCGATAACGGCTGTCCGATGGTGCCGCACTACACAGCGTCGCTGGATGCGGCGATTGCCCTCGCCGAACGTGCGCTGCCAGGACACGGGCGCTGCACCGCCAAGGGTCGCATGCGCACGGACGAGCCTATGTTCGCCTGCCAGATCTATGCATCGGAGTTTTGCACACTGACCGGCGAGGCGCGCCCGATCGCCGTCGGCGAGCACGACATCGAGGCCGTCGCAATCGGTATCGCCATGCTGCGAGCCCTGCAGGGGAGCCGGCATTGAGCTTAGCCCCCTCACCCGACCAGATCCGCCTTGACCAGATCCGCGCGCGCCACAACGAGGCAAGCTTTGACTGGTCGCACGAAGTCAGCGGCCGGCGCCATCCGCAACTATGCGCCCGGCTGCTGAAAGGCACGCCGAAGGTGGCCGTCGTCACCATGACGGAAGATTGCGGCTATCAGGATGAAGCCTTCCTAACAAACGCCCACGCGGACATTGGCTTCCTACTGGCGATCTACAAGCGCCTGGTCGAGCGCCTCGCCAGTAAGTCCCGCGAGCTCGCGCTTTATCAAGGCCGCGATGCGCCGAAGAACTACGCCGCTGAATGCGCGATGAAGTGCAAGGAACCAGCCTTCAAGAAATTCCTCGAGGAGCGTCACGGACTGGAAAGACCGTTGACCGACGAACGCGTGAACACCCGGGTTCGCTCGCTGCTCAACGTGTCGTCGCGAGGTAAGCTGAATGAAGATACAGCCTCCGCTGCCCGCTGGCGTGACCTGCGCGACGAATTCGACGCGTGGAGGCAACACGGATGAACGGCCGGCGTCTGGAGATCTTCGAAAAGATCATGGCGCGGGTTTTCATCGACCCCGTGACCAGCTGCTGGCTCTGGCAGGGCCCAACGTCAGGCAGCAAGGGCCGCGGGAAAAACTATCCGCGTATGTCGCTCGGCGGCCAGACGGTCGCCGTTCACCTGGTCATGTGGACCAACGAGCACGGCTACATCCCCGGTAAGAAGCAGCTCGACCACAAATGCCGCAACCGTCTCTGCATCAATCCGGACCCGGCACACACCGAGCTAGTGACGCACAAGGAAAACCAGAAGCGCCGCGACAGGGCGCGCGCCGGCATGATCGGCCAAAACGGCGGCCCAGCGCTCGAATGCGAGGAGATACGATAGTTGGCAACCGTTGCACACAGAGAACGCGTCACAGCAATCCCCTTGCCCGCTGTGCGCGGTTTGAACCGAGAGCAAGCATCTGCCTATGTAGGCGTCTCGACCACCCTCTTTGACGAAATGGTGAAGGATGGCAGGATGCCCCGGCCGAAGAGGCCCAACGGACGCACCGTCTGGGATCGGCTGCAGCTCGATCGGGCATTTGACCGCCTGCCTGGTGGAGACGTCGACGAAGGCGGCGAATGGGATGTCGAGACCTGATGCCAAGAAAGCTCAGACGCAAATACCTGGTCGAGGACACGACCGACGGCGTGCTGCGATTCTACTTCCGCCGCAAAGGCCAGCGTAAAATCCGCCTGCCCGGTCACCCAGGCCTACCGGAGTTTGAAGCCGCCTATTTTCAGGCTCTCAATGGCGAGTTGAAGGCCGACAAGGTCGGACCCAAGATGTCGACCAAAGGCACGCTGCGTTGGCTGTGCGAGCAATACTTCCAATCATCCGATTACAAACAGATGGAAGCTAGCACCAGAAAGGTGCGCAAGCTCATCATCGAGAACATATGGGAAGAGCCGACCAAACCGGGGTCGCCGAAACTATTCGAGGACATGCCACTATCAGCCTTTGGCGCGAAGGCCGTTCGCGTTCTTCGCGACCGCAAGGCAGAAGTCCCAGAATCCGCAAACGGTCGCGTAAAGGCTCTTCGAGCCGTGTTCAACTGGGCAACCAGCAAGGATGTTGAACTGGCGCTGACGAACCCCGCGCGCGACGTCGACTATTTCAAATCGACTGGCGACGGCTTCCACTCTTGGACCGAGGCCGAGATCGAGCAGTTCGAGGCATTCCACCACATTGGCTCGAAAGCCCGTCTGGCGCTTGCACTCATGCTCTACACGAGCCAGCGACGCAGTGACATCGTGCTCTTCGGCAAGCAGCACATCTCAAAGGGATGGCTACGGTTCACACAGTTCAAGAACCGCCGAAGCAAACCCGTCACCCTGTCGATCCCCATCCATCCGACCCTTGCCGACATCATCGACAAGAGCCCGTGCGGTGACCTGACGTTGCTAGTGACCGAGTTCAAGAAGCCATTCACCAACAACGGTTTTGGCAATTGGTTCCGCAAGCGCTGCGATGAAGCGGGCCTGCCCCAGTGCTCCGCGCACGGCCTGCGCAAAGCATCCGCCGCTCGTCTCGCCGATCGCGGCGCAAGCGAACATCAGATCATGTCGATGACCGGCCACACGACGTCGAAAGAGGTCACTAGGTATACGAAATCTGCCCGTCAGAAGGTGTTGGCTCGGTCGGCAATAGAGCTACTCGACAAGACGGTATTGGACGATGATGACTTGACCTAGATGTAGAGAGGCCAATCGCCGCTCTTATTTTCGACGATCAACTCCAAGCGCTCTGGCGTCTGTGCTAGGATCCCGATCGTCACACCGGATGATGGGCTGCGAGCGCTGTTCGCCAAGTCATTGAGATTGTCAGCTTGAACGGCCCAGTCAGGAATTGAGAGGGCCACATAGTGATAACGCCCGTCAATTTCGTTGATAGCTCGATCTCCGCGCACGTAATTCAACGTTAGGCGAAGGCCTTCTTTATCGGCGCTCGACCACAATACTGTTAGATACTCATCGAATAGAACATTATGCAGAAGCGAAATATCGGACCCTGGTACGAATTTATTTATCTCCCAGTTCGGGAATCGATTCTTTAGAAATGCGGATCGCATCGCATGTTGATGTGATAGTTCTTCGTACTCCGTCTGCCGAGAAACCTCTCTCACCTGAGAGATAGTGCGCTCGTCGACGCCAGTCTTCAAGAAGCTCTTTGCATGCGAAAGAAATGCGTCGGGCTTGTACATATAGAACGAACTACCCGCGCATGCCTCAGCAAGCTCTGCCGCTAGTTCTGGCCTCGGCCCGACTGTCTTTCCGTCGACATCCCACCACCAATCGCGTTTTTTGTCGTCCGTGACGAAGATATAGTCGGCCGGCCCAACGCTTCGGACATGATCGAGAATTTGCCGCCACAGGATCAAGTCTCCATACTTTGATTCGTAGCGAACGCCGCCATAGGAATAGACGTCTGTTTTCTTAGCATCTCCGAACCCCGGAGGAACCTCGGCCTTATATCGAGTGTCTCCGTCTCTAGTGAATTCGTCGACGTCCTTTTGCGATGGCCGCTGCCCTACCTTCCCGCTCAGAATGGTCTCTATCCGGCTTCGCACTGGATCATCCTCGTGCACATCCGGTTGCTCTTGCTCAAGCGTTTCCAGCTTCGCCAGAAACTGATCGACATGATCCTTGACACCGTCGACGAGCGCAGTGGCATCTATAAGCGAGTGCCGATTATGAAGTTCTGTCTGGAGCGTCATGAAGCTCTTTCTAGCGTCAGTTACCGCCTTTCGAACCTCATGAAATTTGCTCTTCTGCCCACCTATTTCCTTGAGGCGCAGGCGCTGAAATTCCAGCGCGACTTGGTATGGGATCCACAATCGGTCTTTCATCTCATCAAAGACTGAGAAGAACTCATCCCGCGCCGCCTTCGGATAGCGGTAGAAGTTCAGAAGGACGTTAGTATCGAGAACAAAGATCCCCTTCTCGAAGAACCTTTTGTAGTCCACCTCTGACGGTCGGTAGAAGCCAGGGAACATATCGCGCAT